GATCGCGCCCTGGGCCTTGAGGTCGCGCATGAACGCCTGCAGGCCCTCGGTCACGTCCTTGACGTAGGTCGCGGTGATCGAGCGGTCGACGGCCCACTTGTGCCCGTAGAGGATCGCGTCCATCACGATGTCCATGGTGCGCACGCGGGTGACGAAGGCCCACTTCGGGTCGCTGCTCAGGGTGCGGTTGCCCCACAGGCGATAGCCGTCATCGCGGATGATGGTGGTGATGTTGGCGTTGTTGAGCAGGTTGGCGCGGCAGGTCTCGTCGCCATCGAGGAACTCGATGGGGCGGGTGGTGCCGGTGATGCCGACGAACTCCTTGTTCGAGGGCGAGGCCCAGAAGCCGTACTCGTTGTCGGTCCAGGCGAACAGGCCGGCGACCCAGGCCGAGGCCGCTGCATCGACGGTGGCGCTGGTGGTGGTGTCCCAGTACTGCACGCCCGGGTCGACCAGGAAGGCGCGCTTGGCACCGAAGTTTTCGGCGTAGGCCAGGGCGGCCTCGTCGGTGGTGGCCGGGCCGTCGATGATGGCCAGGCCGCGCAGCTTGTCGGCCAGGGCCACCAGGGCGGTGGCGACGGCTTGAGTTGCGCTGTGCTTTGGAGTGACCAGCAGGCGCGGCTGGGCGTTGAAACGGCTCTTGCCGTCGAGCAGCGCTTGCAGGCCGGTACGCTTGCCGTCGGCCAGCACGCTGCCGATGATGGCCGAGGTCTGCTCGGCGGCGTCGGCCACCTTGGCCACGCCGCAGGCGACGATGACCGCCTTTGCGCGCTGGTAGATGGCCTGGCAGGCACGGGTGATGGCCGCGTCGGCGCCGAAGGCGGCGATGGCTTCACGCTCGCTGGTGATCAGCACCAGGTCGTTGAACTTGGCGCTGGCGGTCGGGCCTTCGGTGAAGGTGTCCACCAGACCGATGATCGAGGACGACGGCAACGCGATAGTGCGTGCGCCGGTGTCGACGTTGGTGACGGTGACGCCGTGAAAGAAACCACTCATGGGTAAACTCCGGGTATGAAAAAGGCCCTGCAATGCAGGGCCTCGGAAGGAGAATCAGAAATTTTCGAAATGCAGCCTGATGCGAGGATGTGCAGAGCGCACAGCCAATCTCAGGCCAGGAAATCCCAGGTCAGGCAGATCGCTGCAGTCGGGTTGTTGGCTGCGGTCCAGAGCCCGTAGCCGGCTGGGATGAACAGCGGATAAGGCAGGGTGTACTGCGAGTCGTTGCGTCCGTCGATACCGCCAAAAATGCAGTGCACGGTCGTATCGCCGAGACGAGCAGGCGCCTTGGGGCCGCTGTACACATTGATGGCGCCACCGCCCGTGCAGAGGGTGGTAGTACGCAGATAGACACCTTCGGTGTTATCGGCCGGGTTGACCACCTGGATCATGCTGGTCGGGTGCCCGTAATAAAAATGCTTGCCTACTTTTACTGCTTCCATGTCTGTTTACCTATCGAGTCGAATGCTGGGTAGCGGAACATTCCGCGTTCATGTCGCTCACAGGCGATGGTTCGAGGCTCGTGGCCTTCACATGATTCAACGTTCCGCAGCGGGAACATTTGATCTGGAGTTCTGTGAACTCGCCCATACGGGCAAGCAGTCGTTTGCATCTGCCGCATCTGCAATCTTTCAACATCTGCAAAGCCTTGTGATTTTCTGCTGAAGGGTCTTGAAGAATGAAAAAGCCCCGACAGTGCGGGGCTTCAGGGGGTCATGCTTTCCAACCAGGGCGGCGGTACCGGCCGGTGCTCAGAAACTGGGAACAGCTCCGACTGGGGCCAGTCGCGCAGAGCCTGACGGTACTGCAGCATCTCGGCGAACTGCTTGATTTGCAGCGTGGTCGCCAACTGCATGTCTTGCTGATCGCGCTGACGGGATACAACCCATTCCGTTGCGAAAATTTGTTCGTCGCGCCAAGCTCTTTCATCTGCGGCTAACTGTTCGGCTGTGCGCGTAATGGGGGGGAGAGCTTTTTTCTCTACTCCGCCGTCAGCTTGCAGCTGCCATACACCCTCAGCTTCGGCAATGCTTCGATAGAAAACATCGTCACTCAGCGCCACATATCCCGATTTCGGCATAGCGCCATGAACGGCTGAATCATAGCGGGCAAGCAAAATCCCACACTCGTCAAACCTTGCGTACTTCATAGTGCGCCTCGTACCTAATAGCCAATCGATAGAAAGCGAACTGTCGCTGTTCCAGAGACAGTCATGTTCAGTTGAATAGAAGACTTCGAGAAGTTAGCCGCGCTTATCGCAGCAGCACCGGCGGACGATGAATGGCCACCAATGCCGAAGAGCTGCGCATTGGGGTATTCAATGGGCAGCGGTGCGACAACAGTTGTTGACGAGATAATCGTAGTACTGCCCCATTGAACAATCAGTCCGCCGAGCCAGCTGGGAAACGCAATGTAGCCGTTGCCCGACAGAAGTCTTGCAAAGCCCGCTCTCAATTTTTTCGGCGTGACAATCACGTCATTCGCCATGCCAACATCGACCTGCGCCTGCGTTGCGACTCTCGCCGTACCAAGGTTGGTCTCAGTCGCCTGCCCCGCCAGTGCGGCCAGCGCCGCGATGTCGATGTTTCCCTGATTTATCGGACCGTTCCAGGCTTTGATGCACCACATCACAGAGAGATTACGTGGCCGAGTTTCGCCAGATTTGGTGCTTTCCTCGATGAGTGTCGTAAGGTGTATCCCTCCACTTGAAGAAATAGCAGTGGAGGCAATATTCAGTACCGATGAAGGGACCAGTTCTTCAAATCTCTTGGAAGAACCGTTGAATGGGGGGGCATTCCAGGAAGCTGTGTGAACAATCCCAAGGCTGTTGACTGACCCCACAATTGGAGTTCCATGACGGTGATCAGCCTCGCTCTGCGACTGTAGAGAGCCAATGGGTCGACCAGCATCAATACCGCGACCGTGGTCCCAGCCTCGCAAAAACTCGGCGCGCGACTCAGGCAAACGAAAGTAGCCGGTCGCCTCCGTGCCGTTGTTGAAAGCGCCACCGAGGAATGCGGCCAGGTCAGGGTAGGCCGCAATGCTCTTGGTGCTGCCGTCGACTTCCAGCCAGCCCGGTGGGATCTTGTTTACCGGCAACGCCGCCATGAACCCCACCGGTATCGCAGAAGCCTCGGCGATCATCTCTTCAATCTGCGCTTTGGTGTAACTGTCGGTGATGCCATACCCGCTCAGCGTGGTCGGATTCGTCGCGGCGACAACGCGGCCGTAAGCATCCACCTTGACGCTGCGATAGGTGCCAGCGGCAACCCCGCTGCGCCCGAACGCCATTTCAAACGCCAGCGCCGTTACGCCCAGAGTAATGGGTGCATCCGTGGTCAGTTGCCAGGCGCTGTCACCGTTGGCCGTACCCCGCTCCACCAGCACCAGCAGGCCGGGCGTGACCTTGGCGCTGCTGTCCGCATCCGGGCAACGTGTCCACGCTCCACTGGCAACCAGATACAGGCCGTTGTCCTTGGCAGCGGCCTGATTCTTCACCAGCACGCGCGCGCCCGCCTGTAGCGCAACACCATCCATCGTCTGCAACCCGCTCAAGGTGACCGCGGCGGTGGTCGCAGCCAGCACCGAGTGCTTGAAGTCGCGCTTGGCCAGTTCCTCGGTCACGAACTCGCGGGTCGCCAGCACTACACCCGGATCGATCTTGAGTTGCACATTGCTGGCGCTGCTGACCACCAGGTTCATGCGCACCACCTGGGTACGACCCGAGCCCTGGTTGAGCAGCGGCTTGTAGGTAGGCGCACAGTTGGCCACCGCCACCAGGTCGCCGTCGGCGTCGTACAGCCCCACCTCGCGAATCCAGCGACCGCCGATCTCGGCCGGAATCACCTGCTCGGCGACGATGACCGCACTGTCCTTTTCGTCGACCTTGAGCTGGTTCAGCGGCGCCCGCCGCCACTCGTTGAGCAGGCTGGTCCAGCTCGCGTCGGGCATTGGCAGCGGCGGGTTGTCCAGCCCTGCCGGACTGGCGTCACCGACGGCCATGTGTGTGATTTTCCAAGGAATGCCCAGGGCATCCGCATTGGCCTGTTTCGCGGCCCCCACCTTGGTCAGGATCGCGTAGAACTGGGAGTTCTGATCAACCATTAGTAAATGTCCAGATAGTCAATGGTGTGTTCTCGCCCACCACGCCCGATGGCCCCCATGACCGTGAGGTCGACCGGCGCAGGCGGGTAGATGTCAAGTTCGTCGCCGTCTTGCAGCGCGGCGCCGAGGTAAAGCGACCCAGCGGTTTCCAGGCTGATGACCAGGCCGCTCAGGTGTCGGCTGACGGGCCTGGCGTCGTCGATCAGCCAGGTCAGTTCCTGGTACGTCTGTTCGCTGATCCCCGCCTCGGACACGCCGATCTTCAGCGCGAACGTGCCGGGCACCGCCGGGGGCGTGGCCTTGAACCACTCGATCACTTCGATCAAATAGCCAAACGGCTCCACCACGCGGCGCAATGCGCCGATCGTGCCCTTGTGGGCATGCACGTAGAACGAGGAGCGAATCACCGAGCGCTTGATCGCCTCGGGCCAGGTGTCGTCCCAACGGTCCACCGACCAGGCCCAGGCCAGCTGGTACAACAGGTTCGCCGGGCACGTATCGGGGTTGTACAGGGTGCGCAGGGTGACCTTGAGGTCTTCGTTGGAGGCCGCCTCGACGGCCCGTTCCAGCGGCGTGCTGTTGAGCGGCAGGAGGCTGTGCATGTCAGCCCCCCCGCGTCAGTTCGAACCCGGTGCACCAGGCCGCCTGCGCCTTGCTCGGGCGGATGTCGGTCCAGTTGCGCAGCTCCACCCGGCTCACACCGGCGATGTGCAGTTGCGCATCGATGGCCGAGCGCGAGACCTCCACGCCCAGGCGTCGTCGGGGGTTGACCCAGGCCTGCAGGCGCCGCTGGCACTCGGCCAGGGTCGCTTCGTTCTCCGGCCCCGTCCCGGCCATGTAGAGCACGGCATCGATGCGATAAGGAATCACCTCGGCACTGCGCACTTCCAGGCGGTCCGCCACCGGGCGTACATCGTCGTCGTTGAGGTAGGCGGCCACTTCGGCCAGCAACTGCGCACTGGCGATGCCGTCCTCCTCCAGGCTCAGCACCGTCACCTCCACCACTGCCGGTGACGGGCTTTCTGCAGAGGCATCGGCCACCTGCCCCGAGGCATTGCGTGCATGCAGGATGTAGCTGTTGCGCGGGCCGGCGGTGGACAGGCCCTCGTACACCAGTTGCACCCGCTCGCGCAGTGCATCGTCTTCCTCAAGCACTTCGAGGGTCGGTGGCACACTGTTCGCGTCTTCGGCCTGTACCACCAGCCGCTTGAGCTGCACGTTGGCGGCCAGCTGGTCCAGGTCGCTACCCTGGGCATAGGCCAGCAGCAACGCCTTGGCGGCATCGTTGACCCGCGCCCGATTGAGCAGCTTGCGGTACGCGCCCACCTCCAGCAGTTTGGTTACCGGGTCGCTTTCCAGCAGCGCGTCCCAGTTCTCGCCCATGTGCGACCGAAAGGCCGCCAGGTCATCCTGGAAGATGTCCTCGAAGTCGAGGTCTTCCAGCACCTGCGGCGCGGGCAGCGCCGACAGTTCCACGTTGCTCATGCCGTTATCTCCAGCAGTTGGCTGTCACCCAGGTACTGCCCGCTCAGCTGCAGGCTGATCTGCCCGCCCACTACCGCCACCACGCGCACCCGCTGCAATTTCAGGCGTGGTTCCCAGCGGGTCAGGGCGCGGGCGACCTCGGCCTGCACCGCACTCTTCCAGCCCTCGTTGACTGGCAGGTCGACGAAACGGCGCAGCTTGCTGCCGTAGTCGGGGCGCATGCGCCGGCTGCCCAGCGGGGTGGTGAGGATGTCTTCGATGGACTGGCGCAGGTGCCCGATGCCGGACAGCGTCTGCCCGCCGTGGCGGCTCATGCCGATCATCGCGGTACCTCCCTGGCCTGAATGCATTCACTAGCCATGTTGTCTCCAGGCATAAAAAAGCCCGCGTCGGCGGGCGGGGTTCAGTGCTTGTGATTGGCGGTGTTGCCGCCGGTGTCGATGATCTTGCCGGCCCCCAGAATGTCACCGGTCACACGCAGGCCACCGTTGATGCTCACCTCACCGGTCAGGGCAATGTTGGCGGCGTTCAGGGTGATTGCGTTGTCGGTGACCAGCAGCGAGCTGCCGGCCACCTTGAGGCTGACGGTGCCACCGGGCAGCTCGATGCTGTAGCTGCGGGCCTGCCAGTCGTAGACCAGCGAGCCACCGTCATCGAAGCGCCATACCTCGACGTGCTCGCGGTTGTCGGGTGGCGCGCCGGCATTGCCGTACAGGCCCGGTACGAAGGTGCCCTGCGCCGGCTCACCGCTGGGGCTGAGCAGTGCGCCCTGCTCGTTCAGGCTCGGCGCACGCCAGTGGCGGGCCTTGCCTGCCGCGTGGCTGTGCCAGCGCACCCAGGCGCTGGTCCAGCCGGCGCCATCGGAGACCCGTACCCGCGCTGCTGCCAGGTCGATGCCGACCACCCGACATGGAATGACCAGCGCCGCCAGCATGCGGTCATGCATGGAGCTGGCGTAACTCATGCCATGTCCTCCGGTGCCTGGTAGCTGTCCTTGTGCGCGGGCCCTGTGTCGGGGCTGAAGGCGAACAGCAGCGAACCGGGTGGCTGGTCTGGCCAGGGCCACTGCAGGTCGCCAAGGTAAACGGGCTGCTGCCATTGCACCCGCCATTCCAGGGTGCCGAGTACTTCGGCAGGTGTGGCTGAAGGGCGGGCCTGCACCTGGGAGATGGCGTCGACGAAACCCAGGCTCCAGAACTGCTGGCGCAGCAGCGCGGTCAATTGCGCGGCCAGTGTCATTGCTTCCAGCGAAGCCTGCTGGCGCGCTTTACTCACCAGAATCCTCGCCTCGAACGAGGCGTTAACGCATGTACGCCCATCGCCGGGGTCGACGCCAGGCCTCATGCCGGTGAGGGTGTGCATCAGCGCAGGCAAGGCCGTGTTCTCGTCCGGCAGCGCAAACGCTTCCACGTGCCGCAACTGGGGCATGCCCGCACTCAGGGTGGCGCTGATCGCTTGATGTAACGTCCCAAGTTCGTTCACGGTCACTCCTCGCTATCGGTGCGCTGTTCTGTTATTGCATCGCAATGAAAACGCCCAGGCGAACCTGGGCGTGACAGATGGATGCCGGGTCTACTGCAAGGGTTCAAATACCCATCGATGCCATTTCAAGCGGCGATCGATAGGTTGCGGCAGCAGTGGCGATGCAGGCCCGGGCCTGCAGATTGGCCTCCTTCATGTCGTT